GTTTCAGCACCTCAATTATTTACCCTGCCATCAGGGGATTTAATGAGCGCTGATGTAACAATCCAAACCATGACCAGTTGGAGTTAATATGGAATACAAAGTAATTGGCGATTCGCTCATCGCTGGACATGGCAAGGGCGAGATTGTCACAACCGAAGAGCTAGAAGGTTCCAATGTGGAATACCTTGTAGAAAACGGACATATCGAACCAGCAACTAAGAAAGCAAAGGACAAAGAATAATGGCATCAGGAGTATTTCTAGGTAATGGTGCGAAAGTAACCGTCAATTCGGTAGACCTCAGCGCCTACGTTTCAAGCGTAACAATCAATCAAGAATTCGACCAGCTCGAAATTACCCACATGGGAAGTTCTGGGCACGAATACATTGCTGGATTAGAAAATTCGAGCATATCTATTGATTTCAATGCAGATTTTGCTACCAGCAAAGTAAATCAAACCATCAATGGTTCTGGCGCTACTAATGGCTTGGTAGGAGCGACCACACAGGTAGTCATCCAACCTTTCAATGCAGCAGCAAGCGCAGATAATCCAAAGTACACTGCAACCTGCCTTGTCACTCAATGGCCACAGGTTTACAACGTTGGCGAACTTGCCACTGTTTCAGTCACTTGGCCAGTATCAGGCGCGATTGCAAAAACCATTTCTTAATAGCATTACCGAAGGGAAAAAATGAAGCTCAAAATAACTCAATCAGATGGACAGGTTAGTAGCCACGCTATTACTCCGGCTATCGAGGTGCAGTTCGAAAAGTACGTTGGCGGGGGATTCGCCAAGGTACTACGCGACCAAGAGAAGCAAGAGCATATTTATTATTTGGCGTGGCTTTGCCTGAAGAAAACTCAAACAGTGAAACCATTTGAGGATGGATTTCTGGACACCATTGAACTGGTGGAGTTGGACTTTGATGACCCAAATGGCTAACGCGCGACACTAGAACCTACGAAGTAGCAGTGATCGCGCTAGCCACTGGCATAAGCCCAAATGAGTTGTTGGAGATGGATTACTGGATGTATAAAGCTCTTAAAGGAGCATTAGAGGAAAGGCATAAGGCACAAAATGGAAAAGCCAACGCTAGAACTGTTAGGCGTTAGCAATACCATTGAGGCCTTGCGCAAGTTTGCCCCCGATTTATACAAAGAAGTGCAAACGACTACAAATGTGGCTGCCAACCAAATTAGTTTATTGGGTAAAACTTACACGCCCCAGACAATTCCCAATTTAACCAATTGGTCAAAAATGTACGCCATTTTGTATCGCAACAAAAGACCATTTCCTAGATATTTTGAAGATGCCGTAGATTATAAAATCAAGGTATCACAGAGAAATAAAGGATCATTGAACCAATATGGCTTTAATACCAATATCAAGGTTGTCAATACCAGCGCCGCCGGCAACATTCTAGAATTCGCAGGGCGAGGCGCTCCGCCTAAACAGGCCAACCGCAGCAACAATCCTTACGCTCGGGCAGATTTTCTTGCAGCAATGAACGATTTCTATCCACTAATGCACGGCCAAGGCAGAGTGCTGTTACGCGCAGCAGCCAAGATTCTTCCCCGTGTTAGAAAAGACATTTTAGACGTACAGTATAAAACAGACCGGGAATTACAAAGAAGGCTGAATAGCGCGAACAAAGGTGCTGCATGAGTACAGTAAATATATTTAGCCGGTTTTTTAACAAAGGCTTTAAAGATGCTGAGGCAGCTCTAAAAGCTAATGATCGCCGCACCAAATACTGGGCTAAAAAACAAGCAAAGTATTATGCAGCCGCTACCGCAGCAGCTACTTATTACGCTCAAAAAGCATTGCGCACTTCCATACGGGAAGCATTGGCTGACGAAAAATCTCAGCGCATATTAGCAACAACACTTAAAAATGTTGCTATGGCCACTGATGGAACTGTTGCTTCAACGGAAGCACAAATCCGCAGTTTACAACAACTTTACGGCATTGCGGATGATCAATTAAGACCTGCCTTAGCCAGACTGGTTAGAAGTACCGGCACAGTTAGCGAAGGTTTTAAGGGCTTAAATCTTGCTTTGGATATTTCCACCGCTACCGGAAAAAGCCTGGAAGCCGTCACGGCAGCATTAGGAAAGGCTTATGACGGAAACTACGCTTCCCTTCAACGCCTAGGTTTAGGTTTAGATGCAAGTCTTTTAAAAACCAAAGACCAAGAAAAGATTATGGAAACTTTGCGCACAACCTTTTCTGGTTTTGCTCGTAAAGAAGCAGTTACTGCTGAGGGTAAATTTAGAAGAATTAAAGTTGCTGCCCAAGAAGCATCTGAAGTCATTGGTAAAGCATTGGTTGATGCTATTGCCAAGGTGGCTGATCAAGGCGGAAATGATATTGATGGTTTAACAACCAAAATGAACAGATTTGCCGCTGGCGTAGGGGCAATCGTCACGTCCATTGGTGATTTAACGGCTGAAGTGACCAAGCCAGCACCAACCAAACTGCCTTGGTATTTAGACATTGGCACTACATTACGAGAGTTTTTATACAGTCAAACAATTTTTGCTTATATATTCAAGCAAGGCGACAAAGCAATTAAACAAGCAAAAGTTCGTGCTGACTTGGCGCAGTTGGAAAAATCCCGTACGGAGTTTTCTGTAAAAAATCGCCGCGAAGAAATCCGTTTGGCTGAGTATCTTATTAAAAAACGCAAAGAGGAAAAGGATATTCCTTTACCCACTGCTAATCCCAAAACATTAGAACAACTAATGGCCGAGGAAGCTGCACGCAAGGCAGGTTTCAAGCTGACCGAGGATATTGACAGCATTCAGACAGTTGCAGCAGCCAAACGCCTAGAGGAATCCCGCCAATACAAAATGAGCGTTTTAGATGTAGCCCAGGCACAATTTGATGCCATCAAACGAAATTATGATCAACAAAGCGCCGTGTATAACACTCAACTAGCGGCTTTCAACGCTATGTACGCTGCCATGAAGGTAGTTGCGGCACAGGGTATTGTTATTCCGGTATCTATGAGTGCATCTATTTCTTCTGGGGATGGAGCGCCAAGAATCATTACAGGATTAGACAAGGCACCAGCCCGCGGAGCTTCTGGCATGACTTTAGCCAAGGAAGCAGCGATTGCAGCGCGATTGGCCAGAGAAGCAGCAGGAACATTTAACCCATCAGATGCTTTAGATTATTCGATGAATTCCCAATCATATAATCCGACCAATGTTGGTTCTGGAACCACTAATTACAATGTAACTGTCAATGCAGGTGCAGTAGGTTCTGAGCAATATCTCGCTGATGTCATCGCCCAGAGTCTTGCCCAAGCCGCAAGATTAGGTTTATCAACTACTCCTTCCGGTTATATTGGTTCGCCCTAATGGCCGTCCCTACGCTTAAATGCAAAATCAATTTCAGCACGGGTGCATCATTTGGAGCTGCTGCTGAACTTGGGGCATTTATTTTGGATACCAACGTTTTGGGAGATTCCACCACTGTTATTGTAGACGTATCATCGAGAGTTCAGGCTGCACAAACCAGACGTGGCCGTAACCCTCTTACAGATGTTTTTCAAACGGGAACTGCCAGCATCCAAATAGCAGACCAAAATGGCGATTTCAACCCTCAAAACCCTGCTAGTCCGTATTACACGCTCTTGCAGCCGTTACGCAAAATTCAATTAAGTGCCGTTGATCCAGCAACAAATATCGAATATCCGATGTTTAGTGGTTACATCACCGGCTATAACTACACTCAAAGTCGAGATACTGGCACAGTTTCCTATACAACACTCACAGCCGTGGATGGTTTCCAACTTCTCAATTTGGCATCCGTTAGCACTGTCGCTGGAACTGTGGCAGGTGAAACCACTGGCAATAGAGTTGGTGACATTCTTAATCAAATTGGCTGGCCTACTGGTATGAGAGATATCGACATTGGCCTAACTACTGTTCAGGCAGACCCAGGAACGGCTAGAACGGCTCTGAGCGCCCTTCAAACAGTGGTTACCACCGAGTATGGGGCACTGTATATGGATGCTTCTGGCAATGTGGTATTCCAAGATAGAAACCTAACGGCTAGCTCCGTAGCCGGTACTCCAACAGTCTTTGCTGACGATGGAACGGGTATTGCCTACTCCAACCTTCAATGGGTTCTTAATGATGCTCAAATATTCAATGAGGCCAACGTAACTGCTACGGGTTTGGCTAAACAAACTGCCAGTGATGCAACCAGTATTGCGACCTATTTCCTTCATAGTTACAACGCCACCGACTTACTTATGCAGACTACATCCGAGGCGCTCAATTATGCGCAGGCTTATGTGGCGAGCCGTAAAGACACGAGCATTAGAGCCGATTCAATTACGCTCGATTTGACTACCTCCAACTACGCTGCCGGAGTGACTGCCGCCCTCAACCTTGATTATTTTGACCCTGTGACGATTAAACAGGCTCAACCTAACGCCACCACCTTGCAAAAAACCTTCCAGATATTTGGCGTAGCCCACGATATTCGACCAGGTCAGTGGAAAACGACATTTACGACACTTGAACCCATAATAGATTCATTTATTTTAAACAATAGTAGTTTCGGCGTTTTGGGGACAAATGTTCTATCATATTAACCTTAAGAGGAGAATCAATGGCTAAACAGACTTTTACCACTGGATCAGTATTAACCGCTGCCCAGATGAACTCATTACAGGCAAACGATTACAATTGGACGGTTGATTCTAAAGCTGCTTCCTATGTTCTCCAAGCATCTGATGCTGGTAAACGAATTGAAATGAACGCAGCAGGTGCAACAACCATTACTGTTAACACGGGCTTATTTACGGCCGGTGACATGGTTTACCTTTCTAATATAGGTGCCGGTACTTGCACAGTTACAGCAGGAACAGCAACAGTAAATAAATCAACAAACGCTTCGCTTGCTTTAGGTCAATATCAAAGTGGAATGTTATATTTTGTTTCTACATCTTCGGCGATTTTTTTTCCTTATGATGTTGGTTCAAGCGGAACAACAAAAAATTTCACTTTGATTAATTCTGCTGCATTGACGGGAGCGACAACAATCACCATTTCTGGAATCAGCAATCAGGACAATTTGTTAGTTACTTTTGAAAACGCATCTTCCGTAAATGGAACAGTTGCATTATATTTACGAATAAATGCTGATTCTGGGGCAAACTACAATTACCATGGAATGAGCCTCACGGGCGGATCAACTTATGCCGCAGGTAACCAGGCAAATATATCTACTAGTAATGATACTTCTTATACAGTAGGACAATTAAGCAGTAATGCTGCATCATTATTTTCTGGGTATGCAATGATTTTAGGCGGAGCAACATCTGGAGTGAAAACAATTCTTTCAGCAGGTAGCGGAAGCGCCGGTGGTGGTAATGGTCAAATTGGATATACCACAGGTGGTTGGTGGAACAATAGCGCAACAATTACAAGCATAAGTGCTATTTCTTCAAGCGGAAATTTTGATAATGGTACATTGAGAATATACGGGAGCGCATGACATGTATAAAGAAAAAATAATTAACGCTCAAACCGGCGAAGAAACTTGGAGAGATTATACAAAAGAAGAAATTGTTGAAGCGCAAGCAATTCAAAAAAAAATTGATGAACAATTAAAAGCAATTCTTGAAAAACAAAAGTTAAGGGAATCCGCTTTGAATAAATTAATCGCACTTGGTTTAACTGAGGAAGAAATAGCATCCCTCTAATGTCTTTGTTGACACGTGATTGCGTAGATGAAGTTCTTCCAGGCATGGATGATTGGGAGTGGGATTTAGATGGCTAGCAGCCAAAATGGTTGGCCGGCTTCAGCTGACCGCAAAGCCATTGACATCATCAGCATAGAAATGCCTGGATGCGAAACTAAGTTTGCAGTGTGCCGCAAAGTAGCCCCTATCTTCACAGCATTCCTGGCTGACTTCAACGAGCGCGTGGAAAAGATAGATAAGGGTAAAGACGATTGGGGTTATGCCTACCGCCAAGTGCGAGGATCAACGGACATGCTGAGTAATCATGCCAGTGGCACAGCCGTGGACATCAATGCCTTAAAACATCCATTGAACGCAAGTAATACTTTTCGGCCGGAACAGGAAATAATTATCAAGGAACTTTGCACCAAATATGGTCTGAGATGGGGCGGGGACTACAAGAACCGCAAAGATGAAATGCATTTTGAAATAACCGAATCCCCTAAAGAAGTAAAGGCAAGAATCAAGCGCCTTGGATTGGATAAATAATGGATTGGCAGACAGCAGTTTTGGCCGTTGCAGCAATTGTGGCTATTCCAATGCTACGCGCAGCTCTCAAAGCTCATAAAGCGAACAAAGACTTGGATGACATTTTGGCTGATGCGCTGGAAGCTGGCCTAGACGAGATTGAAAGCAAGAAGAAAAAGAAATGAGCGTTGGGAATTGGATCGCGATTGTTAGCGTATCGCTCACTGTTTTAGGTGGCATGGCCGCGCTTGTCCAATTCCTTGTCAAACATTATTTGGCCGAACTACGCCCCAATGGTGGGGCAAGCGTGAAGGATCAAGTGACTCGCCTAGAGAACCGCGTGGATGAGATTTACCGCATGCTGATTAACAAAGGGCTAAACTAGAACACGCGAAAGGGGTTCTCAATGGAAGAAGATACAAACGAACCTGATTTGATTCTTATGGCAGAACCCTTATCGCCAATGCTCGCTATTGCTAAAGAAGCGCACATGTTGTTGATGACATACCAACGCGTAGGATTTACCCGAGCCGAAGCATTTGACATTGTATTAAATCAGATTCCTGAATGGAACTTCCCTAGCCCGACCATCATTGAACGCGATGACGAGATTGAAGAAGATGACGATGATGACTTATGGGAAGATGTGCCAGATGAAATGACTGAGGATGACGACTAAACGAATTGTCGTAATTAGTGATCTTCAAGTTCCATACAATCATGAAGGGGCAACCAATGCACTCATCCGATTTATTAAACGCATTAAGCCAGATGCTCTCGCGTGTGTCGGAGATGAAGCCGATTTACCAATGGTCAGCAGATGGGAAGATGGATACCGAGGCGAATACAGCCCAGCCATCCAATCTGATCTTGACACCACTAGAGGTCTTTTGGGCGCTTTTAGAAAAGCACTCGGAGCAAATAAACCATTTACCATTGTCAGAAGTAACCACACCGACCGACTAGAACGTTACATCGAGCGTAAGGCTCCAGCCATTGCCTCATTGCGTGGATTAACTTACCCAGAACTAGTGGGACTCAAAGAACTTGATATAACCTGGCTCAACCAGATGGGCGAAATTGCCCCAGGCGTACTACTGGCTCATGGCGACGAGGGAAGCATTTCCCAGGTGTCCGGAATGACCGGATATAAACTGATGGATGCCACCGGCAAATCGGTTGTATGTGGTCATACTCATAGGCAGGGCCTAGTATGGGCTTCTAAAGGCTTCAATGGGCGATTAGAGAGCCGTTTTGCGCTAGAGGTAGGTCATCTTATGGATATGAATAAAGCGCATTACCTGAGGCCGCGTGGGGCCGCTAATTGGCAACTAGGATTTGGCATGTTAGAAGTGACCGGAAAGCACGTCACCCCGTATGCCATACCCATGCGCCCCGATGGATCATTTACCTGGGCTGGCAAAACTTTCGATTAAATCATTGACATCCACAATGTTATCCCCCACACTATTAACAACCTAGTCCTGAAGGGGGACATATGAGCAATTCAACGATAATCTGGATAGGCATTTCAATGGTCTTTTTTACTTTTATTGGAATGTTGATTGGTTACACCCTTGGCCATGAGGATGGACACCGCGAAGGATTCCACACGGGTCAGCTGCATGAATAAGACCATGGACTACGCCAAGGCTAATTGTCTGGGGTTAAACACCGATTACTTTTACATGACCGAAAGTGATCTACAAACTGAAGGCCTAAGCCTTAAAGTCATCAGGCGAATCTGTTTTGATTGCCCCATTCAAGAAGCCTGTGCCACTTATGGGTTCCAGTATGAACGCCATGGCACGTTTGGCGGCTACACCGAAATGGAACGCGCTTTGATACTGAGAAAGCAATGGAACCACAAAGAGTTGCGGCGAATGTTTGAGCAACTTGCCAATTTAGGAGTACGCTGGAGCAAGGTTTTTGAATATGCCGAAACCAAGCCCACCCATATAGTGCCGGCATACTGGAAGAAAGAAGGGTCTTGTGAGTAAATTTGATTTGGAAAATTATGAAACAGTGGACGAAAGAATTCATAAGTTTTGGGAAATGCATCCAATGGGATGTATCCAGACTGATTTGTTTAGCGAGGTTAGAGCTGATAATCGCGTGGAATGGGTCTGCAAGGCTAGCATTAAGACACATCGTGATGAAGCGTTTATTGTCACTGGCTGGGCGACTGAGTACGAGGGAGCCAACAAGTTCGCGCCTACAAATGCGCCGGAACTTGCTGAAACTTCTGCTATTGGTCGAGCGTTGGCTAACCTTGGACTTTCTAAAGTTGGAAAACGAGCATCGCAAGAAGAAGTGGCTTCCGCACGATCTAAAGAGGCAACACCTAAAGTGGTGCAGCAGGACGACCCATGGGCTAAAGGGATGGAAGTATTGGGAAACGCCCTTGGCGCAGAACCGCTAGAAAACCAAACCACATACAACTGCTCTCATGGCGTGATGGTTTATCAAACAGGCATATCAAAGAAAAACAACAAGCCTTGGGCTGCCTACAAATGTCCAGAGAATGTGCAGTTATGTGACCCTAAATGGATGAAGGTGGGCTGATGGGGTGGGTAACTATCACTAGGGCTAACAATCCCACTGTTTATCTTGGGATTGATGGAGATTTTATCGACATTTGCGACTTGTGCAATTATCCGTATGACCAAGCCAAAAAGTACGCGGTAACCCAAGAACATGAAGAATCAGGCGTAATCCATTACATATGGACATGTCCAGATTGCGCTTGTAAGAATATGCGATGAACCTAGGTAAATTTGATTGTTCTACTGGTTTATTGCACGTTCTTTATCAAAAAAATGATTTAATCGTGAGAAATGCGCGAGAAATTGACATTGCTTTTATTGATAAATTACAAAAAGATAATTCCTATGCCGTAGGTTTTATCCAAAAAAGTGTTTGGGATAAATATGTTTTTGGTGGAGAACGCAATTTTGTTGTATTTATTTGCGAAAAAAATAATGACCCAGTTGGATACATATTAATGACACCAGGAAAAGGAGTTGGTTATTCAGTAAAAATACAACAAATTGCGGTAAGAGATGACGCTAGGCGTTTAGATTATGGAACTGCATTAATTGCCGTTGTTAAAGAGTTTTGTAATACTTTTCAAAGAACAGGAGCCACTTTACGATGCAGAACTGATTTAGAATCAAATTATTTTTGGAAAGCGTTGGGGTTCACAAAATATGGAATTTGGCAAAAAGGAAAAATAAATCATGTGGGATTTAAAGCTTCTCAGGATATAAATCTGTGGAGAATTGAGCTAAATGATAAACTGATCAGCATATTTGATGAATTAGAATACACTGATATATGAGCCAACATCGTAAACACAGGGGCTATGCCACACAGCGAATACTTGCAGCCTATTTGCGTGAGCATGGATTCCCGTTCGCTGAACCCGTTGGGGCTGGACGTACTGGAAGCGATATAACTGGAACAATCGGTATTGATTGGGAAATCAAAGCGAGGGCACGATTCAACCCAAAAGAAACCATTGATCAGTTAACAGAACGTTCTAATGGCAAGGATTTATCAATTGCCGTAATGCGCCTCAACGGGCAAGGCGAAGCTTCCATATCTAGTTGGGTTGCTATGCTAACGCTACAAGACCTTGTGGTTTTATTGCGAGAGGCTGGATATGGAGAGCCAATTCGATAACGTTGGTTGGTACGGATATTGGTGCAGTTATTGTCAATGTTATACATGGATGGCACAGTTTGAAGGGAGCGAGCCAGGAAATGTTAAATGCAGGAAATGTAAATACGATACGGAGCGGATCGAACGCTGGTATTCACACGCAGAGTTTATGGGCAATGTTGTCCGAACATACACTTGAACGTTGCAGAAATTGTGGCATGTGGAAGCATGAACCGTTGCCTTGCACAACCTGCACGATGTTGAAAACGAGGGCGGCATGAGCGATGAATGGTACACACCTCGATGGATATTTGACGGATTGGGTTTGACCTTTGATTTGGACGTTTCGAGCGACATTGACGGAATCAGTATGTGTCCCGCAAGACAAAAATACACCATTAAAGATAACGGATTGCAGCAAATTTGGATTGGTACCATTTGGATGAACCCACCTTACAGCAAACCTACGCCGTGGATTGAAAAATTTATAGAACATGCCGACGGCATTGCTTTGGTGCCTTTCAGCAAATCAAAATGGTTTATCAAATTATGGGATAGCGAAGCAAAATTGTTGCCGTTACCAGTAAATCTAAAATTTATGCGACCAGATGGAACGCATCATCAAATATTTATGCAGACATTATTGGCGGGAATTGGAGAAAATGCGTGTGCAGCGTTAAAAAAATTACAGACACAAACAACACAAATGCCACGATGTCGCTAAATTGTGGTGAATTTGGAAAAGGTTTGTGGGCGGTTTATGGGGAAGAATTACCAGAGCCCCCTCATGTCATGGTTCAGCGTGTGCTAACATATTTGAACGTATCGGCTGGCAACCGACCTATCGTCCGTTAGAGGGACACTACCAACCTACCCAGAAACGCTTATGGTGGGGATTAGGAGCAGCTAGATGATCAACACGAATCGCCTGACATCACGTAAATGCACTCTTAAAAATGGCGCGATTATCACCACAGCCACAGCATTTATCTTGATGGGTACTGCCGTAGTCGCTAGCGGTAAGCCTGCTGATGTAGGTGCAAAACCTACGAAGCAGGAGATACTTACCCTGCTACGGCAGATGTCTTCTAGTGATAAAGAGTTTCAATGTAACAAAGAGATAATGAGAAAAGAATCTAACTACAACCCCAGCGCAAAGAACGGAAGCCACTACGGCCTATACCAAGGTCACTCGCCGTACTTGGCTACAGCTACCATCGAAGAACAAATTAACTGGTACATCCAGTACATCCGAGCCAGATATGGCGATGGATGTCTAGCCCTTAAGCATCATAAGAAACATAACTGGTACTAATGAGACCTTACTTAGCAACTGCTGATTGGAAGAAACGTAGGCTTCTGGTATTACAAAGAGATGGTTACATTTGTGCTTATTGTAATCAGGATGCTAACTCAGTAGATCATGTGATACCAAGGGCAGTAGGGGGTACTGATGACTTGGATAACTTGGTTGCTTGTTGTTCTAAGTGCAATTCGTCCAAGGGTGACCGTTTTTTTAGTAGCAGACGTCTACCCCCCCTTGCATTCCCAGAAACTCTCTCCAATGTATATAAGTCACCTTTTGGAACCTAACGGAACCTGATGAATATTGAACCAAACCGGCCGGAACCGGCCATAACTGATGATGACTTAAAAGGTTTTTTGCTCCCCCGAATCCAAACGCCCGAACTGGACTTGGAATCTAAGGGTTATCAAGTAACTGACTTAGCCAAACAAATTGGAGTACCTTTACTGCCCTGGCAAGAACATGTGATAACTCAGGCAGCTAAAGTGAGGCCGAATGGAAAATGGGCACACAAAACCAACGGAATTCTTGTTGCGCGGCAGAATGGTAAAACGCACTTACTCCGAATGCGCATTCTTGCTGGCTTGTTCCTCTGGGATGAGAAGCTCATCATTGCTACGGCTCAAAACCGAGATATTGCGTTGGAAACTTTCCGACTCGTTGCCGACACCATCGAGGACAACGGCTTTCTTGCTGATCAAGTCAAATTCATTCGCAAAGCCAATGGTCAAGAGGAGATTACAACCAAGAACGGAAATCGGTACAAAATCGTGGCTCCAAATAGCGGCGCTCGCGGAATGTCTGCAGATTTGGTTATTATTGACGAAGCTCGCGAGATGGTCAATACCGATGCGTATGCTGCTTTGGTTTACACAACAATGGCACGACCCAAGAGCCAAATATGGCTTACGTCAAATGCTGGAGATGCATTCTCATCCGTACTTAATCGCACTCGAGAGCAGGCCTACAAAGCAATAAGCGCGCCTGGTTCTGATGAAACTATTGGCTGGTGGGAGTATTCCGCGCCTGAAGGTGTAAAGACTGATAATCGTGATGCTTGGCGCTATTCCAATCCAGCGTTGGGATATACGATTGACGTAGAAGGCATCAAAGCCAGATTAAAAGACCCAGAATCTATTTTTCGGACAGAAGTTTTATGTCAGTGGGTTGAAACGCTACAAAACCCATTTCCAGAGGGCGCTTGGGCTAATTGCTTGAATAAAGACATCACTTTGCCCGATGGCCGCGCTCAGTACCTGGCGATAGACGTTTCGCCGGATAGAAGGCATGCTGCTTTGGTTGGAGCAACGCGCGTTAATGATGAAATCATTGTTGGACTAATTCAAACATGGGAATCTGACAGCAGCGTTGATGATCTAAAAATTGCTAGTGCAGTTTCCACTTGGGCGCGTAAATTTAATTCCCAGTGCGTAGGATTTGACCGGTACACCGCATCGGGAATTGCAGCACGATTATCCGCAGCTGGCATTCCAACCCAAGATTTATCCGGTTCAACCTTTTACCAAGCATGTGATGAATTGCTTAGTGCCATGAGCAGCGGAAGGCTAAAACATACCGGCCAGGAAGTATTAACAGCACACATTTACGCTTGCGCCAGAAAATCGGGCGCAGATGGCGGATGGCGCATTGTTCGCAAAGATTCTTCCGGTTACGTCACGGCCGCTGTTGCTTTAGCAATGACAGTTCATTTTGCGGCACGACCTTCACAGGTTGCAGGAATCTTTGCAGTGTGATAAGCAAAATTCAAAAAAATAGTCTAATATAGACACCTATGGGTATTCGCGATTCTTTGCGTTTAGTTAAAAACGCTGAACTTCTTCCATCCTATCAGGATGTCTATGCGCAATTAGACCCAAATGTTTATGGATCAACTTTTGGCGTTGCTAGCATCAATGTTCCTTTCACATGGATTACCCGCGATGAGGCAATGAC